TAGGTGGTGACATTATATTCTTATCTGCCGATGGTATCAGAACAATTGCTGGTACAGCAAGAATTGGTGACGTGGAGCTTGGAACTGTTTCTAAGCAAATCCAAGATAGAATCAATGATATCACTTACGATAATGTTACCTCTTTGGTAATAAGAGACAAGTCTCAGTATCGTATATTCTACCCTCTTACTGATGGTTTTGAAGGGTCACAAAAGGGGATAATTGCTACAATAAAGATGAATCCAAATGCAAAGCAAATGGGTTTTGAGTATGCCGATATAAAAGGATTAAAAGTATCTTCTTGTGATTCTGACTATATAGCCAACGTAGAAACTGTAATACATGGTGGATATGATGGGTACATTTACCAACAAGATTCAGGCAATGTTTGGACAAGGGGTGGATACTCTAGCAACATTGACGCAACATACAGATCTCCAGATATAACAATGGGTGATCCGGGTGTTAGAAAAAACATGCAAAAAGTAAACCTTAACTGGAAACCAGAAGGTGCTGTAGATGCAAGCATGTTTATAAAATATAATTATGATGACATTAACACTCCTCAACCTGCGGTATTTTCTTTAACTACTTCAGGGGGTGGAGCAAATTTTGGATCAGGTTTGTTTGGAACTTCTGCTTACGGACAAGGAGACTTACCAATAACACGACAAGCTGTAGAAGGTTCAGGCTTTGCTGTAGCACTAAAAATAACAGACACAAGTAGCAATATTCCTTTTTCCATAAAAGGTTTTGAATTAGAATTTACACCGGGAGGGAGAAGATAAATGGCTGTTTATACTAGACAGAGCTCAACAGCAATAGTAGATGGGGGTGTTATTGAAGCCGTTGATTTAAACAATGAGTTTGATCAATTAGCTGCAGCATTCCTTGCACCAACATTTGGAGTAGGCACATCAGGTGCAGACATTGTATTAACATTTGATGGAGAGACCAACGATGGTGTTCTTACATGGATGGAAGATGAGGATTATTTTTTATTCTCCGATGATCTACTTTTAGCAACTAATGAAAAAGTACAGTTTAGAGATACAGGTCTGTACATCCACTCTTCTGCCGATGGGCAACTTGACATTATAGCTGACACAGAAGTACAAATAGCTGCTACTACTGTAGACATAAATGGTAACGTAGACATCTCAGGAACATTATCCGTTGATGGTGCTTTAGACTTTGGGGATGCAGCAATATCCAACCTTGGTGCTGTACAGTTAGACTCTATTGCAGGAGATGGGGATACAAATACATCCATTGCATTTAGTGGCTCAGATGTTATTACCGTTACTACAGGTGGTGAAACACAATTTACAATGAACAATGGTTCTATTGCTCCTACTACAGATTCTGATGTAGACTTAGGTACTAGCTCTCTGTACTTTAAAGATGCTTATATAGATGCTATTACTACTACAGGCAATGTCTCAGTTGGTGGTAACTTAGATGTTACTGGAACTTTTGACATGAGTGATGCTAATATTACTAACATTGGAAGCATTGCACTTGATACCATTACAAATGATGGCACAGACATTACCCTAGATTCTTCTGGTGACATTGTGTTAGATGCTGGTGGTGCAAATGTAACTATAAAAGATGATGGCACATCTATATTAGACATTGCAAACAGTTCAACAGATGTAGAATTTACAGTAAGCACTGCAGATAAAAACTTTAAGATTAAAGGAACTGATGGCTCTTCTGCAATTACAGCTTTAGATATAGACATGGCTCTTGTAGGAAAAGCAACATTTAGTGGAGATGTTGTAATTGGTGGAGACCTTACAGTAACTGGTGATGATCTTGTTATGGGAACTAACACTTCTGGACATATACTTGTTGCAGATGGAACTAACTTTAATCCTAAAGCAGTAGGTGACTTATCAGAAATTAGTACTGCTGCATCTGGTGATCTCTTTTTAGCTGTTGATGCATCTGGTGGTGGGCTTAAAAAAATAACTAGAAGTGCAGTTATTGCTGGCACCGGTTCAAGTGGAGATTTAGCTAACGTAGTAGAAGACACATCCCCACAATTAGGTGGAAACTTAGACACTAATTCTCAAAACATATTAATAGACGATGCACATTTTATTGCAGACGAAAGTGGAAATGAACAGATCATATTCCAAACAACTGGCTCTGCTGTAAATCAATTTGAAGTAACCAATGCTGCATCAGGCAATCCACCAAAATTAGCTTCTACAGGTGGAGATTCTAATATAGATCTTAATGTGACTGCCAAAGGTACAGGTCATTTAACTGTTCTTGGTGGAACCAATTCAGGAGCAATACAATTCAATTGTGAATCAAATTCACATGGCCAAATAGTAATAGCTCAACCCCACTCAGCAAGTGTAACAAATACCTTGTTATTACCAGCTGGTGCAAATTCAACTTTAGTATCTCTTGTGTCTGAAGATACATTAACAAACAAAACATTAACTGCTCCAATACTTGTTGATGGTGGCTTTATTGCTGATGCTAATGGAAATGAATTAGTAGTGTTTCAAACAACAGGTTCTGCTGTTAATGAATTAGAAATTACTAACAATGCTTCTGGAAGTAATCCAATCATAGCTGCTACTGGTGGTGATACAAATATTGGTATTGCTTTGACACCAAAAGGAACTGGTGAAATTGTTATTGCTGCTGGAAACCTTAATTATGCCGGAACTGCTATCACATCAACTGGTGCAGAGTTAAATTCCCTAGCTGGTATTACAGCAGTAGTAGGAGAACTTAACGCATTAGATATAGGTAGCACTGCTGTAGGAACAGCTGTTGCATCTAAAGCAGTTATATTAGATTCAGATAAAGACTATACAGGATTTAGAAATATTACTTTATCTGGAGAATTAGATGCAGGATCATTAGACATTAGTGGTAATGCAGATATTGATGGTACACTAGAAGCTGATGCTATAACAATTGGTGGTACAGCAATAGCTTCTGTATTGAGTCCAATAGCTGGTGGATCAGGCATCGTTACAACAGGTGCTATAAATGCCGGTTCAATTACTTCTGGGTTTGGAACTATAGATACTGGTGCATCTGCAATTACAACTACAGGGCTTATCTCTGGTGGTTCATTAGATATTGATAATGTTTTAATCAACGGAACAACAATAGGGCATACAGACGATACAGATTTAATAACTGTTGCAGATGGTTTAGTAACTGTTGCAGGAGAAATATCAGTAACTACTCTTGATATAGGTGGAACAAATGTAACATCAACTGCCGCTGAGTTAAACTTACTTGACGGTGTTTCTGGATTAGTACAAGCAGACTTAACTAAATTGGCTGCTGTTGATTCAACAGCTGCTGAAATTAACTTAATAGATGGTGGTACTTCAAGAGGCACAACAGCAGTAGCAAGTGGCGATGGTATTTTAATCAATGACGGTGGTGTAATGAGAATGACCAATGTTGATACAGTATCAACTTATTTTGCTTCTCATACAGTAGGTGGTGGTAATATTGTTACTACAGGCGCTTTAAATAGTGGTTCTATAACTTCAGGTTTTGGAACTATTGATACAGGTGCATCAACAATAACAACAACAGGATTAATTAGTGGGGGTTCACTAGACATTGATAATGTTTTAATCAACGGAACAACAATAGGTCACACAGACGATACTGACCTAATGACAGTAGCGGACGGTTTATTAACTGTTGCAGGAGAAGTACAAATGACTACTCTTGATATAGGGGGTACAAATGTAACATCAACAGCGGCTGAAATAAATTTAATAGATGGTGGAACAGCAAGAGGTACTACAGCAGTAGCGAGTGGTGATGGTATATTAATCAACGATGGTGGCGTAATGGCAATGACTAATGTTGATACAGTATCAACTTACTTTGCAGGTCATAGTGTCGGTGGTTCAAATATTGTAACTGTTGGAACAATAGGAACAGGAGTTTGGCAAGGAACGGCTGTTGCTTCTGGTTATATAGCTGCGGATGCCATTACTGGAGCTAAAATTGCTGATGATGCCATAGATTCAGAACACTATACGGATGGAAGTATTGACAATGCCCACATAGCAGATGATGCTATAGATTCAGAACATTATGCTGATGGTTCAATAGATAATGCTCATATCGCTGACGATGCTATTGATTCAGAACACTATGCTGACGGAAGTATTGATAATGCTCATATAGCAGATGATGCTATAGACAGCGAACACTATGCTGCTGGTAGTATTGACACAGCACATATAGCGGATGACCAAATTACATTAGGCAAAATGGCTGGTGGTACAGATGGAAACATTATTAGTTATGACGCAAGTGGAGACCCAGTAGCGATAGCTACAGGATCAGACGGACAAGTTTTAACTTCTACAGGTGCTGGATCACCCCCTGCATTTGAAGATGCAGCAGCAGGTGGAATATCAACAGGAACAGCTATTGCAATGGCAATAGTTTTCGGATAAAAGAAACAGAGGAATAAATTATGGCAGCACCAAATATTGTATCAGTAGCAACAATTAAAGGCGTAAGTTTTGCAGCAGTATTAACTACTACATTAACTACAACTATGGTTACAGTTGCAGCTGAAACAGTTAATAAAATTAATGTTATTAGATGTACTAATGTTACAGATAATGACGCAACAGTTACATTTGATTTTGAAGTAGCAGGGACTATTGTAAAAATAGCTAATGAAGTTACAGTGCCAGCAAATTCAGTAGTAGATATTGTAGATAAAAATTCATCCATGTATTTACAAGCAACAGATTTATTAAGAGGTGGAGCGTCA